CTTTGAAAAGCGATGGTGCTGTCGGTAGCTGGGATGTACTCGATCAAGTTCTGCTTCTGCAAGCGAGAGTGGATCTGGGAGTGAATCGCCAGAGCTGTAAGAGCGTCCTTGTGGTCACCCATAGTCTGAAGACCGTCGATCACCAGATCACCGCCAATACGTTCGGCATCCGCTACTGCACCAGCGGCATCGGTAGAAACGTCCACAAGCATGTCGGAACCATCGTTAGCGACATTATCAGCAAGAATGCCGAGAAGGGAAGTCAAAAGACGTTGTTCATCATCTGATGCCCAGAACTGACCGATGCGGTTTGTGATCGCGCCAACAGGATCTGCGTCCGCAAGCTCACGTGCTAGACGCATAAGCGCCCAGCTATCATTTCGAGCAGCCACACGCGCTGTTTGCTGCAGGTTGTCGATCTTGCCGTGAGTCGTGTTCAGATCGGAAGGATCATCATTCGAGTAACGAGGCTCTTTGATCGCCAAAGAACTGTAGACGTTTACAAGGGCGGTAAGTGCTCCGGCTTGGAACTGCTTATTCAACTCTGGATCCATTACGGCGATCCCTGAGTTTAGGAAGCGATTCAGCTGTAGCTGAGCCTCTTGAGCTTTACGACCGAAGGTGGTCGGATTGAAGATATCTGCGATTCTTACTGACATATTTTCTGGAGTTGGTTGTTATATTGTTATGCTCCGGCTTCCACCATTGCTTGATACTTTTCTGGATTCTTGTTAGCAAAAATGGCTTCTTCTGTTCCGGTTTTGAAGTCGGAAAGTGTTGTAGGAGCTGCGTTAGAATTGCCACCTCTACCACCGGAAGAACCGCCACCATCTGCTGAACTACCCTTTATATTGCGGGAAAAAACGGGGTTGGCAACAAAAGAAGCGCTGAACTCCTCCTTTGTAAGCGCCGAAAGTGCGCCTTCTGCATCGAGGAAGGTAGTTTTAGGGGCATCTCCTGTGAGATCTGATCCCAAGCGGGACTTAATATGGGGCATCAGAACCTGTGCATCTTCTGCCGATGCGGCAATTTGCGTTGCGATGCTTAGTGCCACGTTATCAACAAGCTGCGCCTGAATAAAGCTGTCACGTGTCGCAAGGATGGCGTTGGAAGCTTCCGTCTGGGAAGTTAGCTTGGCGCTCCAAGATTTTTCCAGGGCTTCGATGTCGCCGGCTTTCTTGAGGGCGTTCTCGTCAGCTGTTCCAGCTTCGCCGGTAAGCTTAGCTACTTGATCCTGCAGCGTCTTGAGCTCGGCGTCTTTGGAAGTATCGACAGCCGGTGTAGGGATGCCAGTTACGTTCAACTTGAATGTTGCGCCGTCAGCGGCGTACATCGCTTTTGCTGTGTCGTCGAGAGCTGCATAAGCAGTTGCGGATAGAATGAATTTTAGGCTCATATTGTTTGTGTGTTTACTGGTTTTGTTTCTGGTTCTTGTGGTTTACCGTCAAGTTCGTTCTTAACGGTATCGAAAGGGATGTTCGCCACACCCGCTCGGGTGAGGTTCCAACGGTACTCTTCAAAGGTGATTCCTCCGATCTGCCATTCCTTAATGAGCTGCTCACGTTCTTGAGCGCCTAGGGATGCAGCTAGGTAATCGGTATTTAGGTCGAAGACGATCTCTCCGGTAGCCCCTAAGAAGAGGGAAGCCCACTTGAACGCTTGGACGTAAGCTTCGCTGATGTTCTGCGCAGCGTGTGAGAGGATAGAAATCTCAGCAGTCTCTTCAAGTGATGCTTCAGTCGCTGACTTCTCGATCTGAGTGTTAGGTTCTGCTAACCGAGCACCTAGTGCGACCATCTGCTTCTCTTTGTGTAGCATTCCGTCCTTTGGCATCGTGTTAGGATCAGCCTGTAGGAGGTTACCTACTCCGCCCTTGGGGAGGGGGATCCCTCCTGTACCACCGACACGAATCTCTCCGCCTAGAACATCTTTGTAGTACTGCTGGTTAATGCCTGAAAACGTAAAGGTAGGGTTGCCAGCTTGGAAGCTAGACTGCTCGTTATCCGCGGAATTTCGATAGTGGGCGAGGTTGATGACTGCGATGTCATACAGAGGGGCATCGTCGAAGACAGCATCATTGTTACGCGGTCCAAAGAAGGTGAACGGGATAAAGTTCCAAGGATTACCGGAGCTATCCTTAGGACGGATGATCTCGTGACGAGTAAACTCGGCAGAATCTTCACCGCCAGTTTGGCGCCATACCTCTTGGACGTAAACTCCGTTTGTAGTAAGCTTGAGAACGCGCCACTGTGGTTTGTGCTCGTCGCCGAACCCTTTGTTATCCACCGAGACGTAGGACTCAGCGATGACCACAAGGCTTAAAAGCATCTTACTTCCGAACTTAGTATAACCCCAGTTAATCACGTCTGTTGGATCAAGGAGATGGATTACCGGACGAATCTCGCCAGCGTCGATCTGAGCCTTGTTGGCTGGTGCGGCTGTCTTTGGGTAATCCACTAGGAGCCCTCCGCGACCGAAGGCTAACGAGAACAATAGAGCCCTGCGGGATTGCTGGTCGGCGGTAAGCCCTGCGCCGTTCACATCTTCGATAAGAGGAGTCAAGAGTTCTGGAACGTCGACTGCGACTGGTTCGGAAAATACTTGGCCTACTAGACCAGCGGCGGTACGTCCTGTGACGTTATAAAAGAGAGCCCTTTGAACGTAAGAGTTGTACCGGGATACATTGGTGGGCGACCTGTCCATTGCATTAGGCATCGGAAGGTATTCGGTAGTCTTTGACTTTACCCGCTCGTCGCCAGCCATACAATCTCTGACCAGAGTTATCTGATTGAGGCGTTCTTCCAGTGCTGGGTGGATGTAATTGATCTTCATTAGTGAGGAGCGTTGATTTTAATTTGAGTGGTGAAGCGGTTATTTCCTGCTAAGCAGCGGTAGCGTACATCATCATAAACGTGATCTTCCGCCTCTGTGTCTACATCGTCAGGGTTCTTTTCGTCTCTTGGTAAGGTGGGTAAAGTCGCTATGGATGCTCGGCAATTATCCATGAAATAAATTCCAGGACCTTCGCCTAATACAGAAGCCTCTAGCCTATCCCGAAATAAGTCAAGGCCATTCTTTCTCGAACCTGCGCCCTTCTTACCTCTCGTCCATTCGATGCCTTGATCCTCCATTTTAGATGCTTTAGATTCAAGCTCCCCGTCATCATTAGCCTCTTCATTCCAGATCTGAGTATCCGCAGGACCGGGCCAAGTGAATTTAGTCATCCATTTGTTATTTAAGAGTTCCTTCTCCCTGATGATGATGTCTTTAGCCACACGTGTAGGGCTATGCTTAACCCCTTCGTTCAAACCGACTCCGGCGGTACCATACATCTCGTCAAAGCGAATAAGTGATCCAGGTTGGCTGCGAAAGATCTTTCCGTCTGGAAGAACCACGTCTTCCCCGTTAGATTCAGCCCAGAACCCGACCGAATAGGGGTGTGTGGAACCCCAGTCGAAAGAGCGATCAGTGTGCCAGGTGGGCGGTATAGGGAAGCGCGGGGTGACATGAATTGCTTCGTTCCAAAGGTCGTCGATAGCTCCGCCGGCAACGATGTTCCAGTCACCTAAGAGCCATGCACGGCGTTTATTTGGCTCTTTGATGTTTTCCAGGTCGGCAACATACTTCGGAGTAAGGAATCGGTTTTCGCGATAGGATCCAAACAGCGCTACTTGCGTTGAAGTGAAGTCTTCTTGCGTTTGAGTTCTTGGATTGAAAATGTTAGTTGTTGTGCGAAGAATCTTGCCGTTTGGCACTGGGTCGATGAATCTACTCTTAACCCAATTGTGTCCAGCGCCGTGAGGGTTAGTAGTTGATACTACCATCGAAGGGATCTCCGGTAGGGCCATGCCATCGGGCGTCGCAAAACTGCCGTCTTCATTGAGTGGAGTATGTAAATCGGGCACGAAAGAGGAGCGCAGGCAAGAAAGCATGGCATCATAGCCTTTTGCATTAGGCTGCTTGGTAAGCTCGTTCCAACCTTGGTAAGAATACTCCTGGCCGTGATACTTATTGTAATCCGACTCCTCTCGGAACTGGCGGAAAAGCAACTGTTCCCCTGTTGGCCACACCCAACGGTAATCCCCTTTAGATGCAAGGAATTTAACCCCATCACCGAACTGCGGAAACCAACGCTGCGACTTCTTAACGATGTCGTCCAGCATAGAATACTCTCTGTCGAAAATAACACCTCTCCAAGCTTCCCCATAGCCGATACCAACGTAGCGACGGAACATCATGAGTTGGACGTCCGTCTTCCCCCAACCACGCGGTCCATGTAAAAGAACATGATTGCACGGACAAGTTAAAGCTTGCGTTTGCGTTCCCGGTAATGGCTTCCATACCACCTTTTGTTTAGGGGCTGGGTTACTCACCTAAGTCCTCCTTAAATACTTGTTCTTCTCCGAGGATGTCGACATTATAATCTCCAACGAACTCAGGGTTGAACTCCCACATCATTCCAGACTCTTTGAGCAGGCGATACTCCCTTCTTGTCATTAAATTATCCATTTAGTCTAACGGTTTCCAAAAGTTCGGTTTGCGCCGGCAATGCGCCAGCCTCCCAAACGTCAATTGCATCATCTTGATTTTGACCAGCCATAACCGGAACGATCATAACTCCTCCATTGATAATCATTCCAGGCTTCTCGCCTTCGTACATCTTCAAGACTTTGGCAAGCTTATCCCAAGCGTTAATTCTAGCCGTGTGGCTACCCTTACCTGATTCATGGTTCGCTTCACGTAGCAATCCAGCCACGATTTTATTGCGCGAAATTAAATCCTTGAAACTCATGTTGGCTATGATCTCGTCTATCATAGCCATACATTCTCCGTCCTCGACATAATCGAGAGCCGTGTCCACGTGCATGCCACACCTGTTGGCAGTCAAGGTTAGATTGAAATCCTTGATATACTCGCGAGCGAAATCTTCCTTACTATGCGTCGCCCTTGCTTTAGATCTTGGTAGCATAGACGTAGGCATACCCGTCTGTTGATGACTAAGGTCGGCTATGGAATCTAACTCGGGTGGCATTAGTAGAGAATAACCACACCATATGGCTCTTTGCAACTTATATTGTGATGCTTTAAGTCGGCGAGTGCGTGGCCTGTATGGGTTCACTTATAATAAGATCCTATGATCCTATGAAGGGTGGGGGATCAAGGGAGTCGAAAACACCCGCACACAATTTACGCTAGGGAAGGGGCGGTCGCGGCGAAATTTACCCCCCCCCCCCTGCGGGCGCAGCGAAGCGCATCCCCCTGCGATGAAGAGGATGCGACGCCGTCTTGCGCAGCGTGGGCGAGCTAGTCGGCGAGGTAGATGCGAACCTTCGGGCTGATGACCAGCGTGCGGCCGCATGGCGTGCCCGAGATCCTAGACCGCGACCCACGAGGGCGGGCAGGCCAATCGCGGACGGTATATTCTAGGCCGTTGGCATGGGTAAATTTATCGCCGGCGGCGAAGTCTTGGCCGCTAACGAAGGGGCGGCCAGAGGTTGTGGTTTGGATTTGCATAATTAGATGGCGTTGGCGAGGGTGGCGCCCAGCACGATGGCTAGGGCGAGGAGGAGGCGGTGGTCGATATAGCCCATATTAGATTTGCTCGAAAGGGGCGGGCTCGACTGGGGCGAACTCGAATAGCTCGACCAGCTCGGCGAGGTCGCCCATTTGCAGCAATTGGCATAGGGCTTGGTCCGACCCAACGCAATCGAGCAGCTCGAAAGCTTTTCCAAGCTCGTAGAAAAAGCAGCTAGCGTTATCGTCTTCCATATCGTCGCCCGAAAGGGCAGCATTGGCGAGGCCGTGCAGCGCGTTGCGAACTGCTTGGGCGAGGGCATCGCCATCGAGCCCATAGCTGAATGCCATTACGTGGCGAACCTTTGGATTAGCGTGGGTAATCTTACCTTGGTCGCAGATTAGGTCGGCGACCTTATCGTATTGGCGACGCTCGGCTGCGTCGACTATGGTCGTTTCGATTTCGTGGGTAATGTCGGCGATGCGGGAATTTAGATTTGTCATTTTCGAGATTCGAAGGGGCGACGGAATTGCCACCCTTTCGATATTTACGAGAATGGCGCAATCGGGGTAGGGGTCGACATAAATCGACTTTATTTGGTCGATTTATCGATCCCCACCAAACCCCCTATTATATAATAGCCGCGCGGACGCGAATACTCGATTTCCGGGTCGATGGCGATACTTACTTTCGCCTAAATTTAATTTCGATTTCTGGTCGATTTTTATCGCCAGCCGGTTCGAATGATATAGTGGGATTTCGATTTTGCGCAGAGGGCATTTGAAACAGAAAGGTATATACTGGGTAGGGCCAAATCTGCGACGCCTGTTTGCCCCTGTTATGTCGCAGCATCGCTTGATTTGCTTTTTCGGCCATCCGGCGAGAAAAATCGTCCAAAATCGGTCGATTTCTGCTGCTCGGAAAATAAATCGAAAATCTAAAATTAGGGGTTGCGTATTGCTGGGTTTGCTATATTTGGCGGTCGTAAATATCTCTTTTCACACAATACGCGACACCTTTGTTGCGGTTTTGGTCGATTTATTTGGGGTCGAGAAATCGTCACTTTTGCTCAAATGAGGTGTCGCCACACCATAGGTCGACCCCGTAAAATGGTGGCTATGCGAGTCGACCTATTCTATTTTACCGAAACCAATTTGCGCAGCTGGTCTGAGCAGGTCGCGCTCGGCGCCCATTGCTACTCGGGCGAGGTCGCCGACGACTCGACGCTCGACCAAATTCTCGCAGCCTCGGGTTTACCGAAGGGGTCGAGTCGCGGTGGCGTTTTCCAAATTCAAACCGACCGAGGAATCTGGGTCGACCATCGCCCCGCTTTTGTCGAGCGCGGGTTCGGTCGTCTCGATCCGGCCAAGGCAGTTTTCAAAACATGGGCTGAGGTCGACGCCGAGTAGGTCGACGCCCGATCTCGATCTGCGGATCTAGCGATCCAGATACAGCCAGATACAAACAGGTCGCTCGGGAGGTGCGCTGCCTACAAATGCAACTCCCCGCCAATTTTCCATGCTCGGTCGCCTACAAACGTGAGCGACCGGCAATTTTTCGCGCTCGCTTACCAATGAGTAGCTCCGCCAACTTTTTGGATTCGACTTAATATAGTTTCTCACTAATGTCGGCGGATAGGCGACGGGTCGGTG